CGGCAGAACTTTCAATGCAAGATAGTTCTTTTGCTCCATTTTATAAGCGTTATTTCCAAGCAAAATATGGCCCTCTAGAGGAAGTTAAATAATGACACCACAATCTCCTGGCAAAGCGTGGGTTCAAGATAAGAATAAACAATGGGTTAAACCCCCTGAGCCTACAGATGGTTTTAATTACACTTGGGATGATAATGCTGGCTGGAAAATTGCTATTCAGGGTATTGGCGGTAGCGGATCTGATTCAACTTGGGCTGCTGCTCGAGCTGATAAGTTTGATGTAACAGGATTGGGAATCCCAGGGCATTCATCAGGAACTATGACCGGCGATGAAATTTATCAAGCCATAAATGCTTTAGCCACAAATAGAAAATTAGATCCATCTGGCAGAATTTGGAGTGGCATAAGAAGCACTCTTGTTGCAACAACCCACTATACAATAGATGATTTAAACCATAATTGGGTTACAAAAGATAAAATTGCTTTACAAAATGTTCTTATTAGCCTTCATAATAATAATAAAATTAATCCAACTGCCACTCAAACTATTAGTGATTTTTTAATTGGGTATAAAAATAATACAAATAAAAACGGCCTTGGTGCTACTAATAATTCCATAAAAACTCCGGTATCAGTTCCAGCAACTGCAGATTTAGTTAAAGCAGCATCAGCATCAGCTAGTACTGTACTTAACCGAACCGTTACGCCAGATGAAGCAAAAATGTTTGCTAAGCAATATCAAGATATGGTTCTTAATTATGAAAATGCTAAGAAAGGCGCTAAAGGCGAATCTTCATTTGCCGCGCCAGCACAACCAATTCAATTTCAACCTGAAGGACAACCAGCCCAACCTGGCGCTATTGCTCCTAATGGTGCTACGCCCAAAACTATTTCTACAAGTTCTGGTGCTTTAATGCAACCGCCAATTCCCTCAACTGCGGCTGAAAACTTTTTAGCTAATCAAAATCCCGTAGAGGCTTCGGCTGCTGCTGCGGCTGCCGGTCTTGGTCAATTTTTAACAATGCTTAAGGGGGCATAATGGCTGCATCAACTAGAAGAATTGGAACTCCACAAACTCCAAAAACAAGTAAACCAGCGCTTTCTGCAAAAGTCAGCGATAAATTATTATCTAATGTTAATTTTGATTCTGATACTCAAAAATTTTTAAATGCTTCTTACGGTGCAGAAGCCGCTTGGTATAACGATCCAGAAATCGGACCAGTTTTAAAAGCAGCATTAAAAGCTGGTAAAAATGGAACGGCTCTTACTGGAACTTTATATCAAGATTTTATTCGTACCCATAAAGTTGATCCAACAACAGGATCTTTAATAGTAGTAAATCCAAATGAAAGTTGGTTTGGAACTCACGGAGCTTCAGTCCGTTTAGCATTTGGACAAAAAAAATCTGATATTGGAACATATAACCAAAACGTATCAAATGTATTAAACGATACGGTAATTCCAGCAGCAAATACTTTAGGAGCAAAACTAGATCAAGCTACGCTTCAAAAAATTGCTGAAGATTCTTATACAAATGGTTGGACAACGGTTAATCAAATTAACTCCGCAATCCTTGCTCAAAAAGAATTTATACCTGGCAAAGCAGCAACTATTTTATCTGGAACTATTGGTAAAACTAACGCTGATTTTTCTAAAATTGCTAATGAATATGGGATTACCCTTCCAAATGATCCTACTCAATTAGATACTTTTATTAAGGGAGCAGTTGGCCCTGGTGGAGATGAAACTGCTTTTACTGAATGGTGTAAACAACAAGCGATAAAAGCTTATCCATTTCTTAAAGATCCTATTACTGCTGGTTCTACTGTTTCTGGTTATTTTGGAAACTATGCTACAAATATTGCCAATATTTTAGGAATACCTGTTAATTCAATTAATTGGTCGCAACCTAAATGGCAATCATTAGTAAACCCAATAGGGGCAACTGAAGCACCTAATTTAAATGATGTTCTTTATAAAGTAAAAACAGACCCGCAATACGGCTATGACAAATCTCCTACGGCTATTAATGATGCTTATGATTTGGCTGCTAAAATTAAAGGTATATTTGGTCAAGGATCGGGGATGATGTAAATGGCATTTTATGACCCAATGAGTTCAAATACTCCAGATGCGCCTAAAGTAACTGGTGCTATTGCTGGCATAAATGCTCCTACTACCGTAGTAACGCCATCATCTACACCAGTAGCAGTAGATCCTCTTACTGAATACGCTGGTATGAGTGGAACACAAATTGCAGATCAACTTAGAACTGCTAATACTGCCCGCGATCAAGCAGCACAAACAAATACACCTAAACCGCCATTAGATACTACACAACAAATGCGCGGAGATACTTATTCCTGGGATCCAAAAAATCAAAAATGGAATGTTATTAAAGGCCCAAATGTTGTTGGCGGTGGCGGCGGTGGCGGCGGTGGTGGTGGTGGTGGGCAACCCCCAGTAACTACTAAAACTGCTCCGACAATAACTCCCGGTGGTGGCAGCAGTCAAAGTGCATTACAAATTATTACCGATGCTTTAACTGGTGCTGGATTAGGTTCTCTTGCCGCTAATGCTTGGACTATGTGGAACAAGGGTTATGATATTAACGCTATTATGGATGATCCGACTAACGGTATCCGTGCGAGCGCAGCATATAAAACAGTATTTCCTGCTATGGCTAAATTAAATGCTATGGGTGAAGGAATAACTGAAGGCGAATATCTTGCCAAGATGGAAGCCGATAAACAAATTTTAAAACAATTTAATGTTCCTTCTGGCATATTTGATACTCCAGATTATCTTGGAAGCCTAATGTTGAATCACGTTAATACGGTTGATCTTACAAATCGTTTACAGGCTGCTCAAGATTCTGTTCTTTCACTTGATCCTAGCATCCTTAAATATGGCAAAGATTCTTATGGATTAGATACTGGAAATCTTATTGCCTGGGCATTAGATCCAACTAAGGCAACTCCTATAATTGTTCAACAAGCAAAAGCAATGCAAATTGGTGGTGCTGCCCTTCAATCAGGCTTTGCTGGCGGTATGGGAACTAATGGAGAACTTTTGGCTTCTCAAGCTGAGGCTCTTGCCAACCAAGGAGTTACCCAAGCCCAAGCCCTACAAGGCTTTACTCAACTTGGTCAAATGGGTCAATATGGTCAGATGCTTCCTGGCGATGTTTCAGGTGCGCTTACTAACCAACAGATGATTAATGCTGAATTTAATGCTAATGCCAATGATGTTATGGCTCTGAACAAAGTTAAGGCTACCCGCGTTAATGAGTTCAATGCCGGTGGCGCTCTAGCCGCTAATGCTGGTGGTGTTGGTGGAATTGGCGCTGCAAACCTTCAAGCATAACTAGACTTTTCTAGTTCAAATGTATAAACTCTTACTAGCGTTCCAGTATTGTTCCTAGTCTGTTCCTCGTCAGGTTAGAACGCATAAGAGGCAACAACCGACCCGTTCTCGGTCAAACGAACGCGGCAGTAAAGGGTTGCCCCGTGATGGCGATGCGGTGTCAATTCTGGTTTTCGAACCAAATATGTTTTATTAGCCCTGCCGTATCACTTTCCTAGTAGATGCGCGATACAGAATTGGAAAAAGCAATGACTGAATACGATATAGAAAATGATGATTTAGATACAACGACAGATGATGACTCTAGCGAAACCGGTAGAGATTCTCGTCAGTTTGTGCGTGATTTGGAAAAGCAAGCAAAGGCTGGCAAGCAAGCGGCACGTGAGGCTAATGAAGCCAAAGCGGAAGCAAATGCTGCTAAGCGTGAACTCGCTCTAATGAAAGCAGGAATTGATTTGGAATCACCAACAGGTAAGTTATTTGTCAAAGCCTATGACGGAGAAATTTCCCCAGAAGCAATCAAGGCAGCAGCAACAGAATATGGTCTAATAGCCACTTCTGAAACTCCAGAGGTACAAAGTGATCTAGCAGCGCTAAATCGTGTATCTCAAGCCTCGACTGGCTCTACTGCTGCGATTTCGTCTAATGCTCTTGATGATATTCGCAATGCGGGATCACCTGAAGATATATTGAAAATCCTTCAGAATAACAATATCGCTATTTCAAATGAACAACCTGGCGGGTGGGTTTCACTCGTCTAACCCTTTAGCGAAAGAGAACTAACAAATGGCATTAACACAAGTCAGTTCGCTTGATATTTCGAAGGCCGCGTATGAGCAACTTGCTTACTACGCACTTCGTCCAGAGCTATACTACGATGCACTCGTAGAAGTTCAATCAACGAACGCAACAAACCGTGGTGTATCGGTTCAATTCACCATCGCATCTGATCTATCAGAAGCAACAACTGCACTTACAGAAACTTCAGACGTAACTCCAGTTTCAATGTCTGACTCTTATGTAGTCGTAACACCTCTTGAATACGGTAACGCAGTTCAACTTACTTCAAAGTTGGGCGCAACCGCATTTATGGAAGTAAACCCAATCGCAGCTAACATTGTTGGCTGGAACGCTGGTATCTCAACAGACGGAATTGCCCGTGCTGCTGCTGGTGCTGGTACAAACGTTGCTTACACTTCAGGTACAACTCGTGCCGGTCTTGCTAAGACAAACACACTTGCAGGTTCAGACGTTCGTAAGGCAGTTGCCTCACTACGTAAAAACAACGTTCCTACATTCAACGGTCTATACAAGGGTCTTATTCACCCAGACGCTTCATATGACTTCCGTGGTGCTACTGGTGGAACTAACTGGTCAGATCCACACGTTTACTCAGATCCTTCAGGTATCTACAACGGTGTAATTGGTAACTTCCAAGGCGTACAGTTTATGGAAACACCTCGCGCACCTTTGTTTTCTGATGGTGGAACAAACTCATACACAATTTCAACAATCGCAGTTGCTACTTCAGTTGCAACACTTACAACTTCAGCCGCACACGGTCTTGCAGTTGGCGATACATTGACTATTTCAGGTGCTACTGCTACTTCAGGTACAGGATCAACCTCACAAGTTGGCTTCAACGCTCAGTTCACAGTTGTAACAGTTCCATCAACAACAACTCTTACTGTTTCTGTTGCTGGACTTTCAAACGTAAACGCAGGAACTTCACTATCTCTAGTGGTTTCAGCAGTAGATGTTTACGGAACACTTGTTATGGGCCGTCAGGCACTTGCCAAGGCGTTCTCAACAGGCGGTGGATACGGTGAGCAAGCTATCATCGTTGATGTTCCTGTTATTGATACTCTGCGCCGTTTCACAGGTATCGGTTGGAAGCACTTCGTTGGATACTCTGTATTCCGTCAAGCTGCTTTGTACCGCATTGAATCAGGTTCTTCAATCGGTCA